GCCCGAAGAGAGCTGTGTACCAGCGCGCTGTTGACTCATTAGGAGAACTGTCCGTTAACCACCGTGATGCCCAGGCTAATGCATTTGTCAAGCGTGAAAAATGTAACATTAGTAAAGCTCCACGAGTAATTCAACCCAGGTCGCCACGATACGGTGCCTCACTCGGTAGATTTATCAAACCATTCGAGAAAACTCTATTCAAAGCTTTGGCTCGCCTTATTGGCTCTTCCCAAATCGTTTCGAAAGGACTTAATCTCGATGGAGTTGGTGAACTTATAAAAACGAAGTGGAGCAAATTCCGTAATCCTGCTGCTATTGGGTTGGATGCTACAAAATTCGACATGCATTGTTCCGTACCTATCCTATCATGGGAACACTCCGTTTATAATGCCATTTTCAAGAATAAGGAATTGAAACGTCTCCTTTCTTGGCAATTGGTTAATACTGGACGAGGGTATGCCGATGATGGTAAGGTCAAATATACTGTTGAGGGGCGTAGGTTGTCCGGTGACATGAATACATCTTGTGGCAATTGCCTTATTATGTGTTCTATTGTCATTGCTTATCTTCGTACACTCAACATTCAATTTGATCTCCTCAATAATGGTGATGACTGTGTCATCTTTTGCGAAAGCAAAGACGTCGACATCATTATGGATGGCATGGAACAATGGTTCATCGAATTTGGATATAGAATCGTGTGTGAGGCACCGGTGTATATCTTAGAAAAAGTGGAATTTTGCCAAATGCACCCTGTATGCATCAATGGTGGATACCGAATGGTACGTAATCCTAAGGTTGCTATAGAAAAGGACTCCTTCTGCGTCACTACGCTACATCAGAAGCAAATATTTGCTGATTGGGCAGCTGGTGTTGCAGAAGGTGGACTTGCTGGGTGTGATGGGGTGCCAGTGATGGCATCCTTTTACAACTTTCTTGGCGCCAATGGTACTGCCAAGGATGTGTTGCGTGAAAATAGTGGTATGGCTCGATTGCAACGAGGCATGATTTATGACAATAGCCCGGTTAGTGAGGATACTCGCTACTCCTTTTATCTAGCTTTTGGCGTTCTTCCGGACGCCCAAGAGGAGATTGAGGAGTGGTTCCTCACCACTTCTTGGTCGAATGAAGTGCTCCCCTATCGTTTTAGGGGTTATCTGGGACTTTGATATAAACTACTAAATATTCATTATACACTGGTATCCCCTCGGCTTAACATATAAAATCAATGACCAAAAATAATAACAAAACAACCAAACCCCCCCGATATGGTTCACTTTTATCTAACAAGTCCTCACGAGCTCGTTATGGTGTTGCCAGATTTAACAAAGTCGCCGATCCGATTGTCAATTCCGCCTTTGCCTCCCCACCTGTTATCTCAGTCGTCACGACTGATGGATCAGGTAATGCGTCAGCTGCATATCCATTATCTCCCTCGGTTTTAATGCTTATGACATCGTCGCTAAGACTCAGGCTACAGTT